GCTATCGTCTTGGCTCACTCGTCGAAGGCCGGCGCAAGGGCTCGACAGCGCTCCTGCCGGTCATCACCGGAACGCTGGCTGCCGAACGGGAGTACCTGAAGGCGTTGCGCGCGATCCTTCGGGAGATGGCTCGCGAAACACGCGAGCAGATCGTGCCCTTGGCCGCTGCCGAGATCGCATCGAATCGGGCCATGACGATGGATGTCGAGCCGTCATGGTTCGACCGGCTGCGCGCGATGACAGATCGGCTCGTTTTGACCGCCGAGGGGATGGTCAACCGCATCCTCGGGCTCGAATCGCAGCGCCATACCGATCGGTTCATGGAGACGGCCAAGCGGGCGCTGGGGATCGATCTCAATGCCGTGGTGCGGCAGGAAGACCTTGCCGACTATCTGCAGGCTGTGGCCACGCGAAACGCAGCCCTGATTAAAGGCCTTGCCGACGATACCGTGAAGCGAGTTCAACAGACGGTCACGGATGCGGTGATCAACGGCAGGTCGGTTGCCGACCTGAAGGCGGAACTGACCAAGCAGTTCCACTTCGAAGACAACCGAGCCAGGCTGATCGCACGCGACCAGGTCGGCAAGCTGAACAGCGATCTCAACAGGATCCGGCATCAGCAGGCGGGCATCACTTCGTATAAGTGGCGCACGTCGGCGGATGAGCGCGTGCGTGACCTTCATGCCAAGCTTGAGGGCAACGAGTACCGCTACGGCGAACCGACAGGCGCGGAGCAGGGGCTGCCGCCCGGTCAGCCGATCCGATGCCGCTGCATCGCGCAGGCGGTCGTTACTTTTTGATGCGGTTGAGGAAGTCGGCGAGCGGCTCGCTGGGATCGGAAACGGTGGTCGAGATGGACTGCTTGTATTCGGCCGGCGCGCACCACTCGTAAAGCAGCATGAAGCGCTCGGTAGCAGTCTCGCTCTGCTTGTCCACCTTGAGCTTCAGCGCTTCCATCTCGGCTTTCAGTTCGAGGATGTGGCTACGCAGGCTCTCGTACTGTTCGTTGGTCATTGGAGAAGGTGAACGCCCATGGCCTGCCGCTGTCAAGAGCGCCGGGAGGCGATCAAACGCGCCGTAGCATTACGATCAGCGTCCGAGGCGGCAAGAGCGGCCCGGTACGTGGTGAAAACGGCGGGCGAGGATGCCAGCCGGGCACTGAAGCGCAGGGTACGCCGGAAGTGACGCCGTGGACGGTGCCGGTCGATGCCTGGGCAGGGCATGTGGCATTCATCCTTGGCGGTGGCCCATCCCTCAAGGGCTTCGACGTCGAGAGGCTGCGGGGCCGGGGGAAGATCATCGGCGTTAACAATGCCGGTCTCGATCTATGTCCGTGGGCAGATGTCCTTTTGTGGGCCGATAGCCGCTGGCTGGACTGGAACCATGACCGGCTGCACCTGCACACCGGGGAATGGAAGGTCAGCCGGAAACGCCCGCACCTGCCGCTCGGTTGCGATGTGAAGTTCATGACGTTCCGGCCTCGGCGGCTGTCGCACTGGCCGGACAGTCTGGGGGGATGGTGCGGCGGATCGAGTGCGATCAACCTCGCCTACCTGCTGGGCGCCAAGGTCATCGTTCTGCTCGGCTTCGACATGCGGGACGTACCGCTTGATCGGTGGCGGGAAGGCAACTGGCACGACAAGCACCAACTGCCACCGATCGACGGTCAGAGACGAAACAAGTTCATTCCGGCGCTGGAGGCGTTTGCGCCCGATCTGGAGCGTGCCGGCGTGCTGGTCATCAACACGAACGAGCGGTCAGCACTGCGCTGCTTCCCGTTCGCAGACATCGAGGAACTGCTTGCCATGGATGACATCGCGCTCGCCGAGCGGGAGAAGTACCTCGCTGTATGGGAAAGGCCGGAATACCGGAAGGTATCGCCCGGCATGCTGGAATGCGAGCGGGCGTTCACCGTCTGCAAGATGATGTCCAGCCAGTCTTTGATTGATTTCGGATCGGGTCCGTGCAGGGCAGCGAAATGGTTTCAGGACAAGGGCCTTGACGTTCTGGCGATCGACTTCGCGCCGAATGCGCGCGAGCATGACGATGTACCGTTCCTTGAGGCGTGTCTGTGGGAACTGCCCGACACATTGCCGAAGGCTGATTTCGGCTTCTGCACCGATGTGCTTGAGCACATTCCGGTCGAGAAGGTGCCGGCCGTGCTTGCCAACATCGCCATGCTGACGAAGCGGGCGGCGTATTTCCGCATCGCTACCCGGCCCGACAAGATGGGGCCGAAGCTGATCAAGCAGCCGCTGCACATGACGGTGCAGGGAGCTGAATGGTGGCGCCGGCAGGTCGAGGCGCACTTCCCGCTCGTTGATGTGGTCGAGAATACCGGCCGCGACGTGATGCTGCTGGCGAGGCCGTAGGAGCCTGATCCATGAAATTCACCGATGCAGTGAGCATCGCTGGCACCCGCCGGCGCGATGACGGCTATCTCGTCGCCGACGCGCGCGTCGCCCGCACCGGCATCCAGCTCTATGCCGGCTATGAGGTCGGCAAGCCGGAGATGCCTGTCGTGCGGGTCTACCGGCCCGATGCCGAGGTGTTCAGCCGGGATACCATGGCGAGCTTTGCCCACCGCCCGGTGACGAACGAACATCCCGCCGACCCGGTCACGGCAGACAACTGGAAAGACCATGCGGTCGGCAACACCGCCGACGAGATCGCGCGCGACGGTTCGTTGCTGCGCGTTCCGCTCATGGTGAGCGATGCAGCAGCGATTGCCGACATCGAGAAGGGCAAGCGGGAGCTCTCGGCGGGGTACACCTGCGATCTCGCATTCGAGGCGGGTCAGACGGCCACAGGCGAGGCTTACGACGCCATTCAGAAGAACATCCGGGCGAACCACGTTGCCATCGTGCAGCGCGGCCGCGCCGGTTCCGAGGTCCGCATCGGAGACGATGCTGGCAAGTGGGGCGCCGCCCCGATCCATCCAACCACTGACAAGGAGACCATCACGATGAGTGATGCACTTCGCACTGTGGTCGTGGACGGCCTTTCCGTTTCGACGACGGATCAGGGCGCCCAGGCCATTGCCAAGCTGCAGAAAGACCTCGAGTCGTCTGCGGCGAAGCTCACCGACGCCGAGAAGGCGCATACCGAGGCCATCGCCGCCAAGGATGCCGAACTCGCCAAGGCTCACGCCGAACGCGATGCGGCGAAGGCCAAGGTGCTGGACGCGGCCGCGCTCGACAAGCTCGTGCAGGCCCGCGGCGACCTGATCGCCACGGCCAAGACCATCGCGGCCGACGTCAAGACCGACGGCCTGTCCGATGCCGACATCCGCAAGGCCGTCGTGGTCGCCAAGCTGGGTGACGACGCGGTGAAGGACAAGGCGGACGCCTATATCGACGCCCGCTTCGACTTCCTTGCCGAAGATGCGGCGAAGAACGCCGATCCCGTCCGCGCCGCCCTGCAGTCGCAGGATCGCGCTCCCCTCACCAACGACAACGGACAGAGCGCCTACGAAAAGCGCCTCGCCGATGCGTGGAAGACGAAGAAGGAGGCCTAAGACATGGCTGTTCAGTCCACTTACAGCGAGGGGATCAGCGCAGCTCGCGTTGGTCAGATCGCCAATGAGGAGCCCGTCGTCCTCATCTCCCGCACCGTCGCAGACGGTGCCGGTATCGGGTTCGGCAAGGTCGTTCAGGAGGCATCGACGGACGGCTCGACCGACGGTCTCTGCACCGCCGATCTCGACACTGCCGACATGAACGCGACGACGTACCTGGGTGTCACTGTCCGTGAACGGTCGGTGCGTCCCGAGACCCCGAACAAGTTCGGTCAGTACGAGTCCGCGCGCATCATGCGCAAGGGCGTGATCTGGGTCGAGGTCGCCGCTGCGGTCAAGGCCGGTGAGGACGTGACTGTCACGCTCGCATCCGGTGTTCTCGGCACTGCGGCTGTCGGCGCCGGCGTCGTCGCAATCCCCAACGCGCGATGGGATAGCTCCACCTCCGGAGCTGGCCTCGCAAAGCTTCGCCTGGGCTAAGGAGGCCTGACCAATGAAAATCGGATACACCTTCGACGCTCAGGCTGCGCTCGGCTTCGTCCGCTCGCAGACCACGCACGTCGAGACCGCCGTCAACGAGACGGTCTACCCGGATATCCAGTATCCGGGACTGATCCCTGTCGACACTTCCGCGCACCCGTTCGCGCAGACCGTCACCTACTACTCGTCCGACAAGTTCGGTAAGGCGGAATGGATCAACGGCAACGCCGACGACATCCCGCTCGCTGGCACCGAACGCGCCGAGCACAAGACTTCAGTCTACATGGCGGCCATCGGCTATGGCTGGGGCTACGAGGAAATCAACCACGCCATGATGCTCGGCATCAACTTGCCGAACGACGATGCCATGGCGGCTCGCCGATCCTACGAGGAGATGGTCGACCAGGTCATGCTTCGCGGCGCGGCCACCAAGGGTTTCAGCGGCCTGCTTTCCTACCCCGGTGTCACGGCGGCGGGTGCGGTACATGGCGACTGGGACGGCACCGGTACGACCGAGGATGAAATCCTTGCGGACGTGAACGCTGGCATCCTCGGCATCGCGACCGACACGCTCTACACGTCGGTGGCGAACACGATCCTCCTGCCTCCGGCAAAGCTCAACAGCCTTGCCACCCGTCGCCTTGGCGATACCACCATGACGGTGCTGGAGTTCCTTCGCCGGAACAACACCTACACCGCCATGACCGGGCAGCCGCTCGACATCCGCACCCTTCGTGGGCTGGAGACTGCTGGCGCGGGCAATACGCAGCGCATGATCGCGTATCGCAAGGACCCGCAGGTTTTGAAGGCTCATATCCCGATGCCGCACCGGTTCCT